ATAAAATAAATTAAAACTTGCCAGAGACAGAACGTCTTCGAACTTTACCAGAAGAAAACAGACCGGAAATAGCGTTACCAATCTTACGTGCAGTTTTTCCAAGATTAGAAGTACCAGAAATGCCATTAGCAATCATACCATAAAGAGAACCCTGGTTATCAGTAGCATACTTGGTACCTAAATAATTACGATTAGCAGCAAATTTAGTACCAGCAAGAGCGTTATCACTACTATACATATTAGCAGCAGCAGAAGTAGCAGCAGCAGCAGTAGTAGCAGCAGCAGCCATTGCAGCAGCATATTGAGAAGCAGAATTAGACATTTGCATAGATTTAAGCTGAGTCTGAGACTGAAGCAACTGATTGTTTGTAGCTACTAAAGCAGACATAGCAGCTTGAGTAGCATCAGAAGCAGAACCAGTAGCACCAGAGTCAACAAGTCCAACAGAAGAAGAAGGAACACCAGCGCCACCATTAGAAGCAGCCAAAATAGGATTAAGTCCAGCTTTACGAAGATCAGCTACGGCACGCTGATACTGAGTATTAGACATTTGTTCAGACCAATCACGAGCAATCTGTGCTTGTTCAGCAGAACGCGCACTATTAAGCTCAGCAGTAGTTAAATCAGCCCAAAGAGCAGCTTTAGCCTGAGCAGGATAACCACTACCAGAAGAGCGTAAACGAACATCATAACCCTTAACAATATCATCAGGAGACAAAGAAAAAGCAGAAGTAAAAGACATAATAAATACCTCATAAAACACTGTCCCATAAATGGGACAGTGTAAACACTGCCCCATGAATGGGACAAAGATTAGAAATTATCACCAAGAGTAGCAGGAATACTATACATGGGAATAGGACGAGTAGAAATATTGTCGATGTAAAAATCAGCAAGAAGCTGGTTACTAACATCACTCGAAACAGTCAGAACACGATCAACGTTACTTTTATCTTCACGAATCCATGAATCAGAAAGAAACGGACGAGAATCATAATTATCGGCAAGATGCCAAAAATCAAGAGAATTAGGAATATTAGAACGCATCTCGCCAGCAACGCGATTAGGCTTATAACGATAATCAGCCCATGCCTCCTGGTAACCAAAAATCTCATTACCTGCCTCATTCCAAACAGAATTATTCAAAGGCCAAATCTCCTGGAGATAAATAGGCTGTTCACCAAGATTAGCAAAAGCAGGCATATAATAATCAAAACGATTATGGCGAAGCCAAAAACGCTCAATACCCTGCTGATAAGAGTGAGGATACCTAACACAGCAAACGCCAATTACAAAACCATGTTCAGTAAAAGACTGGATGAAATCGCCATGGCTATCAGTAGTAGCAGAATATGCACCAGTATCGCCAAGGAAAGAACCTTGTACACCTGCGCCACCAGACTGCTGTACAACCTGATTAACATTAATGGGAACATGATTACCGCCAAGATATTCAGAACGCTGCAAACGAGCATCAGGAGAAATAACACCAAAATTAGACCGGATAATCTCAGTATAACGAGTACCGCCACGAGCATCACGCTCGTACTGAGCTTGAGTAGCAAAAGCGAGTCTAAGACTATTAACAGTAATATTAAGACCACCAGAAGCGAGAATGTTACCAAACTGGAGAGCATTAGTCTGACTTGTAGAAGTAGTCAAAGCACCAGAAGCGCTATCACGAATAATATAATACTGAGAACCGCCCTGCTCAAGTGAAACATAATAAGGAGTTCCATTATTACCATCAATAGGAATTGTCACATCAGCGCCCTTCTGAGGAGAAGGCAAAGCAGAAGTGAAGTAATCATGGTATTTAGAAGCCTTAAACGGAGCACCGCCGCGAAACGGACTTTTAAGGCGCGGTTCAGCATTTGCATTATAACGAGCAACAAGGGCTTGAGAAGTATGATTATTGTCCCAGAGACCTACCGAAGAATTACTGGAAGTATCAATAAAAAGTGGGTCACTCAAATTCTCGTCTCTAAACCAATCGTTACAAATTTTACAATAAGCACGAAACGGAAGTGCATTTACAGCGAGTGGAGCACCTGCATTATTAGTGGGAAGCGGCAAAGGAAAATCAGGATTATTAAAAGAAGCCATCTTAGAGACTGTCTGTGCAGCAGTAGGAAGACCCATATAATCAGCAACACTATTAGGTGCAAAATAAAGATTATCATACGCATTAATGATAACTTTATTATCTAATTTAGTTTCAGTATTACTCCCACAAATAGTATCATGGGGCTCAGGGAAAAGAATAAACGGCACCTGATAAGTAGTAGAGGGAGTCCAAGAAGAAGAGTCGTTTTCGCCCTGAAACTTTTGCCAATCATCCCAAATAAGACGATTCGGAACAAAAAAGTAATAGGTATCCAAAAATAAATCATCCATAAACGGAACGGCAGGAGTCTGTAAACGAACCATTTTAGATGTTTTTATCTGGAAAGTATCACCAGGAAGAACTTCATCAACATAAAAAGGAATAACCTCACCGACATCAAAAGTAAATTTTACGGACTGGGTTCTATGAAACTTGCTACGCTGAATATTAGCTGAAGGAAGCAAAGAAAAATTATTATCAGTATTGCGGTCCATATTAAACCTCACTTTCAGAAGGAATCTCGACAGGAGACTCAGAAGGAGTCTGAGCAGGAGAATCGGAATTTTTTATCTTATCAAGAAATTCAAAAGCAGTCTTAGCACCACATTTATCAGCATCAGACATATCAGAAAATGCGGACTCAAAACCATTAACAATTTCAAGAGCTTGACGGTAAGAATCTGGAGCAGAAGTAAAGTCACCAAAAAGACCCTGACGACGAGAAAGAGCAGTTAAATCACCAGCATTATAACGAGCAACAAGGACATTAATGTCACAAGAAGAAGCATTAGCATTAATCTGTTCCTGCAAATCAAAAACTCCAGACTCTTCAATAGTAAAGCATCCATCAACAAAACAAGGAATATATAGCTGTCTGAGTCCAGAACCGGACTCAGAAGCTACACGCTCAACATAACGATTAACCATTGTTATCACCTCGAGAAAGCATCTCAGGAATAAGACTGTCTATGATACCAGTATCAGTGTCAAATGTGCCGACACGCCAAATACTATAATCTTTAGGACTACGGCTAAACTCAGACTGAGGATCTACCAAAAGACTCCGCATTGTGCGAAGAGCAACGTCATCATTAGGCTGGACAAAAGGATTGCCAAAGCCTACACAAGCATCACGAATAGAATAAACATTAATGATCATCGAATTTCAACCTTTCTGCTTCAGACAAAGAGAAGCTCATAAATTTGTATAAGCAAGAGAAAAAACGTAAATGGTCTGTAAATCGGCAGGAGAACATTGACGTAAAATATCGTCAATATTTTGAATCATATCATCGCGAGAAATCAAAACCGAATACCTCCACGATACATTGGAGGAGCAAAGTTAATCTTCTTAGTATTAACAGAAGTGTTCCTGAAAACCTGCTTATCCTTAGAAGGTTTAACGGGAGAACGTGCCTTAACTTTCTTCATTAAATATCACCTCGATTGCCAAGTTTTTTTAATTTTTCATAAGATTTTTGCTCATCGTAATCGTAAAGAAAATCGCCATGCAGACCATCAGGACGAGGAACAGTACTCATAAGATAAGCATTAATCTCATTATCTAATTGAATCTTAGCATAGATATCAGAATAAGTCAATGACAAAATATCATAAAAATATTTAGGGGGTTTAATAGAAAAAGAGCCATCATCAGTAGGAATAGAAAGACGTTGAAAATGAGCAATCTTATCGATATTATCGTCAATCCAACGACGACCAATAGCAGGGCGCTTAGAAGATAAAGAAAAGGGGCGCTCAATACCGAAAACATCATAAGTAGAAACAGCATTAATACCAACCTGTTTCTTAGTACAATAACGAGCAACATAACCACAAGTCTTTTTATTTACTTCGCCGACAGTAACAAAACCTTGTTTCCAAACAGAATTAAGAAACTCAGACTTTACCATAACATCACCAAATTTATTAACTTTGTAAAAAACCGCATCGTCAGGATAAAAGCCGAAAAGAATCATATGGTAATGCGGACGCATGGTTCGACCACCATATTCACCACAACAATAATAAACTAAATGAGTATCAGGCAAACGCTTTCTTAAACGTTTGATAAAATCTTGAATATCTTTTTTTCTTAAAGACAAATGCAAAGGATTAGTTTCAGACACAGGGACGTGCTCATCATCATAAGTAAGAGTGAGAAAAGAAGCGCAAGAATGATAGTCTAATTCGCACATCATGCGAAAAGACCAAGAACGAGAATAATCAAGTCGACATTCAATGCACTTACCGCAGGGAACAATCAAAGGCTCAGAATAAGTTACACCTTTATAAGAGATAGATTTTGTTCCAGTAGGACATATCTTAGAAGTACCGTCGTTAAAGCGAAATAAACTAAGAGGATAATTACACATAAAATAGACTCCATTATAAATAGTGTCAGTTAGCCCTATTACATCAAGGGGAATAACGGGCTAACCGACAAATTGGCTTAAAAACTCGGAAGGCGGAGGAAATACACTTGACCTTTTAAAGGACGCAAAAGCGCCGCCCACCGAGTTTTTTTCGCCGTTAAAAAATCAAAATCAATGCATAAGAAAATACCAGAGAGATAATCGCCGCGAAAGCGGCGATTATATTTGAAAAAGGCTCTGGCAGTTTTATAATTAGGA